CATAAGATAAACAAAGAGATGAGAGAGATTAAAAATGAGTAACTGGTGGAATGAAAAGAATCCAAAACAAAAATACTTCGAAGGAAGAATGGATAATTTCAAGAGTGCGATTTGGGAATCAGAGAATTTAGCAAGAAATGGTGATATTAGTACAGAAGAATCAGAGAAAGAAATCGCTAAATTACAAAAAAGACTTGATAGGAATGAAAAGAAATATAGAGAATATACAGAGTCTGCTGAATACAAAGTTCAATTTGCAAGATAAAATAATGCTTGACAATAGTTGTTTGAGCCTGTTATAATGGTTACATAAGATAAACAAAAGACATGAGAGGTCTGATATGATGAAGGAATTAAGAAAAGAAATAATGAGTATGAATCTAAGTGAGTTAAATGACTTAGGTGATTTTATTCGTGATGTTAAAGTAATGAATGCTAAATCCACACTTAAAGTAGGTATGGAAGTCTATGTTGTACAAAAGACTAAAAGAGAGTTAGGTGTAATCACAAAAATCAATATAAAGAAAGCAATAGTTAGAATGAGAAATCGTTCTTATAGTGTTCCTATGTCTATGTTAGAGGCTGCTTAATATGAGTTCTGTAAAAGATATGTACATGGATGAGGCTGACACGATTCTATCAGTCACAGCAACTAGATTAGTTGGTGGTGAAATAGATGAAGATGGAGCTTTGAAAATCTTAGATAAGAATCTAGAAACATTAAGTATGTTAGGGATAGAAGATAAGTATGATGCACTGGCAGTCATATATAAAATGACAGACCAGTTGTATCAAGATGTAAATGGAAATAAAATATGAACGATAAACCAAGACAAAACTTTCAAGTTCGTAGTTATGAACAAAAGAAACAATTTAAGAAAAGACCAGAACAAGAACAATCAACAGGATTATCTGTAGCAGTTCGTGGTGATGATATCACTAAGGCATTACGAATCTTTAAAAAGAAAGTTCTTAGTGCAGATGTTTTAAATGAGGCAAGGGAACGACAACATTACACTAAAAAAAGTGAAAAGAATAGATTGTCAAAATCTGCTGGAAGACAAAGATGGTTAAGAAAACTAGCTACAATAGCTGGGCCACATCAATACGATAAGAATTATAGAAAAAAACATAGAGGAATATAAGATGGCAGATATTAAATTATTAAGATTGACCACAGGTGAAGATATTGTGGCAGAAGTAACTAATCAAGAATATGCAGATAATGTTAAAACAGTTACAAGAATAAAAAAACCATTCGTATTAATACCAATGGCACAGAATCCAGGCGCAAGTCAAGAAAGTAAATTATACTTCTCACCTTTTATTCCATTCGCAGAGAATGAAGAATTTGATATTAAAGAAGAAAATATTATTACTGTAAATGAACCTAAAATAGATATTAGAGATAACTATTTAAATTATGTAGGTGCAATTGTACCAGTTGAGAAAAAGATTATATCATGACAGATGAAAAAGATAAAAAAGACAATGTAGTTCAAGGGCCTTGGGGTGAACAACCTGAAAACAATGGTGAATGGATTAAAGATGGTTATGACAATGCATTAGAAAAGAATGCTACTACATTAAAAATGCAAGAAAAACTTAGTAGGATTGATGCTTTATCTGAAAGTCTTATGGTACAGATGATTCATACTATGAGTGAACAAGGTTATGACATTTCAAATGAAAGTTTTATTTTAGACATTGGATTTTTATCAGAAACACTCAAAGCTATATTGAGTAGACAAGAAAAACTACCACATGTTGTACAAGGATTAATTGATAGTCTAATGACACCAGAAGAATCAAAAAATGAAGATGGCGTAGATTTATATTATTCGAGATTTGATACGCCACTTCTATCTGATTTGGTAGACATGGCTGAAGAAATAAAAAATGAAGAATTTAATGAAGATGAAATAATCTTCGAAGCAGATACAGATAAAATATCTGACTGGAAACCAAGTGATGAATTTAAAGTAGATGAGTCTATGAATGAAAAAAGAAATAAAAAATTATCAAAGAAAAAAGATGATGATGATAATGGAAACGAATTTTAAGAATTACGATAATGTAATAGCCGATATGACTATACGAGGCTTAAACTTAGTTATAAACGACAATAATCATAGGAGATTATAATATGGGAAGAAAGAAACTTTCAAAAACACAAAGAGTAATTAATGCCTTCGAAAGAGGTGATGTAATTACATGGAAAACATTAAGAACAACATTTGACCTAACTTCGCCACAAGCAATGGTGGATAAATTAAGAAGAACAGGTCTTATGATTTATACTAATAAAGGTGATTCAGGTACTTCGTATCGTATGGGTGAACCAACACAAGCAATTATTAATGCTGGTGTAGGTGCTGTACTTATGAATGGCAGAGCTGATAAAACAATTATCGCTGCTGGAATCAAAGCACTTTATGGTAACGGCGTAGGATACGCTTCTTAATTAATTAAGAATTAGTTCGTGGTGGTCTTCGGGCCACCCTTTCTAAATTGGGAGTTTAATATGATATTAGTTGACATGAATCAGATTTCACTTGCATCTTTAATGATGCATTTAAATATGAATGATGGTGAGTTAGATGATGAAATGGTTAGGCATATGATATTAAATTCTGTGCGAATGTATCGTACCATGTTCAATGAAGAATATGGTGAGGTAGTATTAACTTATGATTCTAGAGCATATTGGCGTAAAGAAATATTTCCACAATATAAAGCTAGTCGTAAAAAAAGTAGAGAATCAGATGGCAAAGATTGGAATAGTATCTTTGGTGTTTTAAATCAGATTAGAGAAGAAGTAAAAGAATTTTTGCCCTATAAAGTTGTTGAAACTTATGGTGCAGAAGCAGATGATGTGATTGCAATAGTATGTAAACATTATCAAAGTGAAAAAATAATGATTGTATCAGGTGATAAAGACTTTATACAGTTACAAAAATATGAAAATGTAAGACAATACAGTCCAATTACTAAAAAACATATAAATGGGTTTGACCCAGTTGTCTATATAAAAGAACATATACTAAAAGGTGATAAATCAGATGGTGTTCCAAATGTGCTGTCGCCTGACCATACTTTTACAGATGGTTTGAGGCAAAGACCTTTAACATCTAAGAGGATTGAAAGTATATTAGCTCAAGACATTGATGATTTAGATGATGAATTGAAACGGAATTATCAAAGAAATAATAAGCTAATTAATCTGGATAATATACCAGAGAAATTAGAAGAAGATATCTTAGATGATTTCAAAGGGGCCACTTGTGGCGATAGAAGTAAACTATTAAATTACTTTATAAATAAAAGACTGAAAAGTTTAACTGAACAAATTGGAGAATTTTAAAATGGCAAATGGTAATTATACATTATTGTTTTCAGAAGTACTTGACAAAGTACACAAAGCGAAAACTAAAGCAGAAAAGGTAGCAATACTAATAATTAATGATAACAGTTCATTAAGAATGGTATTGAAAGCATCTTTTGACCCAAAGATTGAATGGGTGATACCAGAAGGTGTAGTACCATACACAAAACATGATGCACCTATGGGAACAGAACATACTATGCTTCAAAGTGAAGCAAGAAAGTTGTGGCATTTCATTAAAGATGCTGATAAAGATACACAACAAGCACAAAAAGAAAAAATGTTTATTCAAATGTGTGAAGGTTTACACGAAACTGAAGCTCAACTGTTGTGTGATGCAAAAGATAAAAAATTACATCAAGTATATAAAGGTTTATCGAAAGATGTAGTAAGAGAGGCTTTCAAATGGGATGAAAATTTCATGATTGAAGAAGCGCCAGTATATCCACAAGCACGAGGTAGTGCTTCTGGAGTTGATGCATAAAAAACTTGACAAGTCTTGTTAGACCTGTTATAATGGTTTATAAAATGATGAGAAGAAATTATTAGAATCGTTCATATCGACTCACTCTCTCTCGACCTCATCATAGAGTCGGTATGAACACCTAGATTATTAAGTGAATGTAAAGCGGATGTCGTATAAAAGTATTATATTTGATTTCCAATCAGATGAAGGTGGGGCAGTACCATCCATCCGCTCCATTTATTAGAGGATATATGAGTAAAGCAATTAAAAAGATACCATATAAATTTGTTCATGTATATTGGATTGATATTCAATCTGATAGCTCATGGAGAAGTATCGAAGATGTAAAAGAAGACACACTGCCTAGATGTCTAAGCACTGGTTTCTTAGTTAGTGATGATGATGAAATGATAAGAATTGTTTCGGATTTTAATTTTAAAGATGATGGTAGTATTGATGAATGTGGCAATTCTACAATTATACCAAAGTCTGTAGTGAAAGAGATAAAAGAGGTTACTTAATGAAAAAAATACTTCTAGTTATAATGATACTAGGATGTACAAATTCATACGGAAATGAAAATGAGTGTCTAACAGACAATATATATTTTGAAGCAAGAAGTCAAGGATTTGCTGGATGGGTCGCAGTCGCACAAGTCACACTCAATCGAGTAAAAGATAAAAGATTTCCAAACACAATAT